GTTGAGCGTGAACGTCAGGGTCGATGAGGTCGGCGCGGCATTCAAGGTTGGCACGTAGCTTCTGCCTACGCTCGCATCAACATTAGCACCATCATATATACTTGTGTAAACTGCCATATCTCCTAAGTCTTAACATTAAAGAAATCACTACCCTTCGTCACAAACGCCGTTCCGTTTTTCAGACGGAAATTCGGGCCAGCCGCCTGACTCACCGTGACGCTCTTCGTCTGCTGCGGACTCCCGCTTGTCGTCTTGACCGTCAGCGTCATGCTACGTGATGTGGGCAAATCATTGTCGTCAGATTCCACGACAATAGTCCCGTTGCCGCTGCCTCCGAATGTGAGGTAGACGTTGCCCGTTCCGCTTGCCCATGCCTTTGTCAATGTCGCCATATTCCCTTCCCTTTAAGCGGGAAGCGGCTATGCCGCCTCCCTGATAAATAAGATTACTCGACAGTCCAGTTCGTATTGCTGGTGATCGTGAACGAAGCAGAAGTACCCTCGGTGAATGCATTCCAAGCCAGATCGACACTTGCAGGAGATACGCTCAGCGTTGCGTCGCCGGCAGCCTGTGTCACCGTACATGATGCCGAGTGACCGGCATTGTCCTCGACAATCACCTGAGCAAGAAGATCATTAATAGTGGTGTTCTCAGGAATATTCGAGAAGGTAATGCTGAAATTATATTCTGCCGTAGCACCAGGGTCGCCGGAAATAGCAGCACCATTGTTCGTGCTGACAGAATTTGCAGTGTAAGACGACGGGAGCACAAGAGTCAGTGTGCCGCCGCTTCCCAAAGAGAAAGTCAGCTTGCTTGAGTTCGATGTGCCTGCGAGCGTCAAAGTGCCGCCTGCCTTGTTCACACTGGCAGTCGACTGCAAGGTCACAAACTCAGGTTTACCGGCCTGGTTCACCGTTCGAACCACGTCCGATACATTTGCACCCTTAAAAGTCAGATTCGTCGACCGCGCCGTGCGGCCAGTGTTGTCACTGAGTGCGGTCACATTTACAGTGTCATTTCCGCTTCCAGATACTTTGCTCGGTTGGAGCCATGCTGAGTATGCCATAATTTTTCTTGTTTAATTGTTTATACGATATTCCAATTCACGTTCGATATGATGTCGTAGGTAAGCACATCTTCCAGCCTGATCCAGCGCACCTCCTCCGGCAGCACTCTCAGATACTTGCTGCTTTCCGCAAGGTTGGTGCCCATGATTTGCCGCGCAGAACCGCTGATGGGCGCAACGGCCGACATTGCCAAACCGTCTACGCTACCGACAAGCCAGCCGTGACGACGGCCAACGCTGCTGCCGCATATATGTGCATGTCCATTCAGCCTGCTCATCCTGTCACTTCAACATGAGGGTTAATCCTGATCACCTCTTTCCTGTAACCTGCCTGGAAGTCCAGATCAGGAATCCTGAAAGTCACTTTGAGCATACACGTACCAACGCCAAGATCATCAGTGTCTACAAGAACCATGTACTCGTTAGCATCCAGATAGATGCACTCGTTCTTATCAAAGTCCACACTCTTGTCTTTCTCGTCAGCGTTGTAGACATCCACAGAGAAGTCCACGTCACGCATCAGCAAATCATCCGGCAACGTCGCAGAGAAAGCAATCTTGGCATCGCTGCCGAGAGGCACCTTCTGAATCATCTGGGTGTCAGCGTCGCTGGTCAGCCTGACATAAGGCTTCACTATAGCGTCAAAGCCGTAAAGCACATAGTACATCTGCTGTGGCGACGACGGACTGCGATGCTGATAGCTCGAATCCACCAGCATCAGCGTTGCATGAACCAAGTCGTCAGGAATGCAGCCGTAAGCCTCAATCACCTCGTCATACGACCGATTGATGTAGTTCAACAGAGTATTCTCGGCAGAACTACCGTAACGCTTCAGTAAATCATCCTCAAAGTGGTAGTCCTGCTCGATGCGCAGCTGCGCCTTAATATCCTCTAATGTCAACCATTTCATATCTCGTTCTTTTATAATTCCTACAGAAGGCCGTTTTTAGTTTACTTCTTCAGCAGATTGTTAATAACCTGTTTGCGGTTCAGGCCGTCGGCGCGATAGCTGACGTGTACCCAATACGAGCCCTTCGCATTGTGCTCCCATATCAGCTGGTCGAAATCGCAGTTCCGTTTGATCCACTCAAACCACCGCTTACCCTTTGTCAGATCGCTGTCGATGCAGAGGTCTACCGCCTCACCCTTCATGTGCTGCGAGTTGCGCACACCGCCGACAGCATTGTTGAGTGCCAGGCTCCGATAGCCTGATCCGATCTTCACAGGCGTGCCCATCGCCGTGCGAAGTGGCTGGATGACGTTATGCACCAGTGCGCACAGATTCACAATATCCGTCTGCCCTGGCACATTCCTGATGCCTTTTGCCTTGGCGGTATCACTCGCGCAAAGTTCCTCCAGTGTGAAATTCTTGCTTATCTTCGTTGCCATTTTCCTGTCTTTTTTCAGAAACAAATTTCCCTAATTATTCATTAATAAAATTAAGTTCTAATTAGTTTAATTCGTTTCATAACTCTTCGTTATTCGGCTCAATATACTTCTCCTTCTTCTGATTTTTGCGCGGTCTAACTTCCCCGTCTGCCGATAGCGTCACGAATACGCGTTCGGCGCATACGGATCGACCGCAAAGCAAAGGGAGAGCTGCATCCAACCTCCGGCCCATCTGCGCTATTTTCTGGTCAGTTTCGATTTCCCTCTTGCTCTGTTTTTCTCGGATTTCACGCACTTCATCCTCTAACTTCTGAACCACGTCACGCAGGTCGTCACGCTCCTTCTTGTAGTGATCACGCTCTGCACGCAGTTCAACGTTTTGCCGCTTGCGGTCTTCGCGGTCTTCGGCCAGGTCGCGGGCCAGCTGCTGATAGTAGTCCTGCTGTTCTTTGTCAGCCTCTATCTCGGCCTTACGCGTCTCGGCCTCCTTCAGTTTGGCTTCAGCTTCGGCCAGTTTCGCCTCGGCAGCAGCCTTCCTCTTTGTTTGTCGCCAAAAAAGAAAACCTCCGATTGATCCACCACCAACGAAGATTCCCAACAGACTGATAATAGCTTCTAATGTAATTTCCATCTTTTGAATGTTTGCATAACTTACACAAACCTCTCAAAAGGTGGTTAATGGTTTACCGTGTTTTCATAGAAAACCCCCGAAGGAAATTAATAAACCTTCGGGGGGAACCAACAAATTAAATTGATTAACTAAATGAAACAACAATTACTAATTACATACTTTTAATCGTAGAAAATTTTTAGTTCACGGTCGGCCTTCTCAGGCAGACACTATCTTCACAGACTGTTATACTATTAAGAGTATCACCGACAGGGCCACGATCACGCCAACCACACCAACCAGCCACCAGAAATCCCTGTCGACGTTATCATCATCATTCATCTGCTGGCCGCTTTGGTTCGCACCGCCGCCACCGCCAGCCCCTCCATTAAACATTTCTTCCTTGTTATTCATAATCGTAAAGTATTAAGTGATTTATTATGTTTGCGATGGAGTAACACTCTCTTCTTGGATAGGGCCGGTTAAAGACCATGTGCTTGTCCTCTTAAATTCCAGCGTATCTGAAATTGTCAATTCTGCCCTAAAATAAATAGCACTATTCCAAATTTGTGCAATATATGCACTCACTTGAACTGTACCAGTAGCAGTTCCAGAATCATTTGTTGTGATCTGCCCCGTTTGTGAGCCTCCGGTATAGTTATTTAACTTGTTTCCTTGAGCATCACACAGCGTGACTTCAATCCTGTAATTTCTGACTCTTCCGGCAGTTGTTTCAAGACTTTGCAAATTGAAATTAAATCTTGCATATCGCTGCTGGCTTGACAAGTCCTTATAACCATGTACGGCTGTGAATATTATTTCAGCATATTCAATTTCAATGGATATGGCTTGGTCGTGATATGGTAGCGGAGCGATGAACCTGTTTCCATCCTGTTGCGAGATTTCTGTAGTTGCAGCAATCGGAATGTTACTGATTATAGGGAAAATCTTCCATGTTCCAGCAAAAGTCGCTTCCACAACAGATGTTGGAATATCTACCCAATAGCCATATTCCAAAGCCTGTGACATTGTTATATCA